CTTTAGCCTGGAGGTATTCTTTGTTGATCCGGTTCTGAATCACTGCTTTGGATTGTGTGGTCCACCGGGTAGGAGGCTTACCATTCAGCTTTTCCAACTCGTTTAACCGGTCGAATAAGGTATAGATTGAGGTGGTTTTCATATTAAAGAGTCTCAGTGAAAAGGACGTTTAACAGGCCAGCAGTTTTAGCCTGGGACTTATATTTGGTATTCATCAGGACCAGCTTACCGCCCCGTTTAATCATGAACTGGCGGGTCTTGTCCAGTAGTATATGGGGTCTGCCTTGAAAGCTGGTTTGCACAATAACGAATGTGAGACCTTCTTCACAATGTGAAACTTCAGTTGACATGATAATGTGTGAGGGGTCAGTCACATCGATCTCGTTAATTACGAAGTCGATTATTTTCTGATGTTTAACTGATGCAGGTCCTGTTGAAAATGTCATGTTTTTCCCCTTGGTTGATGTACCTAGTCTATCAAAGTTTGAAGGTGGTGTAAATGGTCCTTGACATAAAACTTCACACGAAGCAAGGCCAAGCCCTGTACTGCCTGGCGAACGAGCTGCTGTATGGAGGGGCTGCTGGCGGTGGTAAGTCCCACCTGATGAGGGTACTGGCCATTCTGCTGTGCACTATGGTCCCTGGGTGTCAGGTATACCTGTTTCGTAAACACTTCGCCGACCTGTATAAGAACCACATGGAAGGCTCAGGATCTTTTCCCTCATTACTCTGGCCCTGGATTAACGCCGGCCTGGTCAGGATTAACCTGTCCAAAAACGAGATCGTATTCTGGAACGGATCCAAGGTTCATTTGTGTCATCTCCAATATGAAAAGGATTTGATGAAGTATCAGGGGGCTGAGATACACATCCTGCTTATGGATGAATTAACTCACTTCTCCGAGAAAGAGTATAGGTTCCTTAGAAACAGGGTTCGACTCGGTGGGTTGGAAATCCCTGATAAGGAACTGCTGCCTGGGATAACACTCAGGCAGAAGATGCCTATGATCATGTGTGGGTCAAACCCTGGATCAAAAGGACATGTGTGGGTCAAGCGTACTTTCGTAGATTACGCTGAGCCCCTGGAAGTGGTTAGGACCCGTAAAACTGATGGGGGTATGCTCAGATCCTTTATCCCTGCTCAGCTGGAAGATAACCCAACGCTAATGGAAAATGATCCGGGGTATGAGGACAGACTGGAAGGTCTGGGTGATCCTGCCCTGGTTAAAGCAATGCGAAGGGGTGATTGGAATATCGTTGCAGGCGGTGCCCTGGACGACGTATGGACTCCCCGTTTAATACTGCCCCGATTCAGAATACCTAAGGAGTGGAAAATTGACCGGTCATTTGACTGGGGTTCTTCACATCCATTTAGTGTGGGCTGGTGGGCAGAATCAAATGGAGAAGAGGTTGAAATATTAAGGCACGAGTATCAGCAGGGTAAACTGGTTGCTTATAAGGAGATGTGGTCCTTCCCTAAAGGATCCCTGATTCGGATACACGAATGGTATGGCACTAAGGAGATAGGTACCAACCAGGGCTTGAAGTTATCCGCATCAGAAATAGCTAAGGGGATAGTGGAACGGGAGAAGATACTGAGGGACAGGGGTTGGATAAGTACCGCAGTGCGGGCAGGTCCAGCTGATGGCCAGATATATCAATCCCCACAAAGTGATGTGGACACTATCGCGTTTAAGATGGAGAAACATGGGGTCAGGTGGACAAGAGCTGATAAGTCCCCAGGTTCTCGTATCAACGGGTTAGAACTGGTCAGGGAACGTATGAAACAGGAAGAGGGGCCTGGTCTTTACTTCATGTCCCACTGTCGATCGACGATTGCACTGCTACCAGTACTGCCCAGGGATGAAAAGAATCCTGAGGATGTGGATACTAAGGCTGAGGATCATCCCTACGACGAAGTTCGTTATCGGGTCTTGGCTGGTAACACTAAAGCCGCCAGTAATATTAAGACGAGGTTCCCCCAATGACTATTCGATACCGTAGGCCTGAGCTAGTACTCCGGCTACCCATCTACAACATGATTAAGGATGTCCTGGCAGGCCCTACAGCAGTCAAGGAGGCCGGTATACGTTACCTGCCTATGCCTAACACTGAGAAAGATGATAAGGCCAATAGAGACCGTTACCTTCCCTACAAACTAAGGGCTCAGTTTTACAATGCATGTGCCCGGACACTTGATGGTCTGGTAGGCCAGATCTTTTATAGGGATCCTGTCATTGAACTGCCGGCTATTCTGGCTCCACTGATCGAGAGTGTGGATGGTGGGGAGCTAAGCCTTTATCAGCAAGCTAAGGAAGCCTGCAGCCAGGTTATCCCATTGGGGCATGGTTGCTTACTGACTGATTACCCCACAACCGAACGGGCTGCCACACGTCGGGAACTGATGGATGGAAAGGTACGACCCACTATTACCCTTTATACGCCTGAGCAGATTATTAACTGGCGATGGGCTACACTGGGGGCTAAGAAGTACCTGTCCCTGCTGGTATTGGAAGAGACTTTCGATAAGGAAGATAACGGGTATGAAATAGAGCTGGGTACTCAGTGGCGTGAGTTCCGGGTTGAGAATGAAGAGGGTAAGCGGATCCTCCACTGCATGGTCTGGCGTGAAACAGACATCGGCCTGGTTATAGCTCAGGACTTTTATCCCAAGATGGGTAATGGTAAGTCTTGGGAAGAAATACCCGTTAGCTTTATCGGGTCGGTTAACAATGACCATGTACCTGACAGACCGCCTTTTGAGGACATGGCCCACATTAACATCGGACACTATCGGAACTCAGCCGATTACGAAGAATCCTGTTTCATGGTAGGCCAACCGACTCCTTGGGCATCAGGTTTAACTGAGGCCTGGGTTGAAGAGGTTTGGAAGGGTGAACTCCGGTTGGGATCACGGGGCATTGTCCCCTTACCAGTGGGGGGTTCATTTGGTCTGGCCCAGGCTGCTCCTAATATCATGCCGATGGAAGCGATGCTGGCCAAAGAGAAACAGATGGTAGCACTGGGGGCCAAGATCGTTGAGCAGGCCCAGGTACAAAAGACAGCAACGGAATCTTCACAACAGAATGTGGTCGAATCCTCTACCCTGTCCACTGTGGCCCAGAATATCTCCTCCGGTTATACCAAGGCCATTCAATTCTGCCTGATGTATTTAAACTCCAATGATAAATTCGAGTTTGCATTGAATACCGATTTCGAAGTCAGCACTATGAATGCCCAGGAGCGTCAACAGCTGATGGCTGAATGGCAGGGCGGGGCTATTACCTGGGATGAATACCGTTGGAGCCTAAAGCGGACTGGTGTGGCTTATATGGATGATGCTAAGGCCAAGACCCAGATCGAAAGTGAAATCAGTCTAAATGTGGGGGGTATTACTAATGGCCAGGAAGAAGAAGAAGACGCTGAGTCAGATAATGAAGGAGATGTTTCCTGAGGTTAAATCCCGGGAAGGCGGGGTAGTGGATGGTAAGAAGATTCGTGGAATGACTGTAGGGGATTAACATGGCTGACATCAGATATAAGATTGATGCTAGATCCAGTCCTGATGTTAATGTCATCCAGGACTTAGCTGAGGCAATAATTAATGCAATAGAGAAAAGTATCCCTGAAGCAAACAGGGGTCAAGTATCTGTTGCTATTAACACCCTCGGGGATGGGTACTCGATGGATATAGTGGGCTTTAAGAAAAAGTCTGCTGTTGCTCTGGATGCTTTTGACCCTACGGACATGCAACCTGGATCATTCAACTATTCGATAGTCCGCCAGTTTAATTTCGATGAACAGATTCTAGATCTGGATACTTTTATCATTGATAAAGATCTCCAGGGTCAGGGCATATCTAGAACTGTTCATAAGTTACAATTAAAAACTGCCAAGAAGCTGGGTTTTAAAGGTTATCAATTAAACGCCAATATGGACGTTGGTGGATACGCTTGGCTTAAGGCTGGTATGTCCCCCCCTGATGTAAAGTCACTCAGGTTTGCTTACCAGAATAAAATCTTTGAGTATGAGTTAGATGAACCTATTACTGACAGCCTGAAGGTTCTTGAAAAAGAACTGGATGAAATACCAGACTCCAAGCTGTTGGCCACTATCAGGAAGAATCCGGAAAGATATAAAGAAGCTTTTTTAGATACCAGTTGGCGGGGGGGTCTGCAATTCGATGATCCAGCAGCTATGGATATGCTGGAGAAGTACATTGATCCCGTAAAGATTAAGAAAGGGGGGGTCAGTAATTACTACATTGATATTGCCACTCGGCACCAGGTTTATCTGGAGCGATTAAAGACTGGTCTGGCAGATGATTACGATAAGGTGATCACAGGGGTCAACAAGGACATCACGACAGTCCTGGCTAGGCTCGAAGGGGATAAGCTGGGGGATTTACCCAGGAAAGAGTTCAAGGCCCTTCTGACTGATCTCAGAACCACTCAGCTGGAAGCCTATAGTGATCAAACCAATTTATTGGTAGCAGATCTAAAGGAGCTGGCAGGGGATGAAGTCACGTTTGAAATCGAAGCGATCTCAAAAGCGGCTACTGTCAAGCAGGTTAAGGCAGCAGTTAAGGTGTGGCAGGCAGTACAACGTCAACCATTGCAATCCAGTGGTCAACTATTGGATCCCTTCCTCAAAGAACTAACTGGTCGCCAGATACTGAGGGTTGAGAATCAGCTCAGGACATCCCGAGCCCAGGGTATGACTATTGGTCAGACTGTTAGGGCCATTAGGGGTACCAAGGCTAATAACTACACCGATGGGGTACTGGGTAAAAACTGGTCGGATGCTAGAACTGTGGTACGTACTGCCACGCAGCATGTATCGTCCCAGGCACGCACGGCCACATGGATGGCTAACGGTGACCTGATCAAGGAGTACCAGTGGGTCTCTACACTGGATGGGGTCACATCGGCTACATGCCGTACACTGGATAGTAACGTCTTTAAACTGGGCGAAGGTCCACTACCACCGATACATCCAAACTGCAGATCAACACATGTGCCTTACTTCAGGGATACTGTTGAACTGTTCTCAGAAGGGGCAACCCGTTCTGCGGAGTTTGGTCCGGTGAAAGCAAACGTCTCTTATTACGACTGGCTTAAACGTCAGCCGGTAGCTTTCCAGAATGATGCCATTGGGGTAACACGCGGGAAGCTGCTTAGGGGTGGGGGTTTATCATCCGAGAACTTTGCTGACTTGCAATTGAATAAGAATTTCAAATCCCTTACTCTTGCTGAGATGAGGGAACTTAAACCCAATGCCTTCGAAAGGGCTGGAATCTAGGAGCGGTGCTCATGAAGTTTAAAGTAACTAAGGCCCAATTCGACGCTTTGTCTGATGACATGAAAGCGGAGTACAAGGCAGAGGGTGAGGAGTATATCCTTACAGTGGAAGGCGGGGAAGATACCGGTGCACTTAAACGTGCTAAGGAACATGAAAAGACCCGTCGTCAAGCAGCTGAGACCAAGCTGACTGAAACCCAGACCAAGCTGACTGAAACCCAAAGCGAATTGGAAACCCTGTCAGACAGTGCCGGATCTGGGGATAAGGATGTGGCTAAGCTGGAGGCCAAGTGGACCAAGAAATTCTCAGATCGTGAGACTGAGCTGTCCGGTGAACGGGACGGGTTTAAGGGGGAGATCCAACGTCTCATGGTTGATAACGTGGCTATGGACATGGCTCGTAACCTGAGTGATTCTCCTGGTCTGCTTATCCCCCATATCAAAAGTCGCCTTACTGTTGAAATGGTAAATGGTAAGGCAGTGACTAAAGTTAAAGACGCTGATGGGGAACTGTCAGCACTAACTGTGGACGAGCTCACAAGTGAGTTCAAGTCCAACAATGACTTTGCCTCGGTAATACGTGGAGGCGAAGGCTCCGGTAGCGGTGCTAGCGGGGGCCAGGGTAAGGGAGGACAACAACCTTCCAAACCTGACTTTGCAAAGGCCTCAACTAAAGAGGTTGCTGATTACCTTACATCTCAAAAGGCTAAAGGGGCATAAGGCCCTCGGATCCTACAACTGGAGCTTTAAATTATGGCACTTTCCGATTTGGAAGTATTCCAAGAATACGCACAAACCTCTATGACTGAGGTGCAAGACCAGGCTATTGATAAGTTCAATGGTTCTGTCCGGGGCGGTATCATCCTGACATCCGCTGCCCATGAAGGGGACTTTTCCTCAACTGCAATCTGGGCTAAGATCAGTGGTCTGGTACGTCGTCGTAATGCTTATGGAACCGGCACTGTTACCCAAAAGATTCTGAGCCAATTGGTTCGGACTACCGTTAAGGTGGCTGCTGGTACTCCTCCGATTGAAATCAATCCGGGCATGATGAAGTGGATTCAAAAGTCTCCCCAGGAAGCCGGTGTAGTAATCGGTCGACAGATGGCTGAGGATTCCATGGCTGATATGCTCAACACTGGTATCATGATTTATACGGCTGCCGTTGGTAACGTACCAGCTTTGAATCACGATGGCACTGCTGCCACAGCTAAGCTTGAATCGCTGATGACCGGTGCTTCCAAGTTCGGTGATCGGTCTCAGGACATTGTGGCCTGGCTGATGCATTCCAAGTCTGCCTTCGACATCTATGGTCAAGCTCTGGCTAACAGTCAACGACTGTTTAACTTCGGCAATGTCCAGGTAATGGATGATGGTTTTGGTCGACCACTGATCATGACCGATTCTCCCAACCTGCTGTTCGACAATGTCGGCACTGATAACTACTACCAGATGGGTCTTTCAACTGGTGGTATTATCGTGGAGCAAGGCAACGAGTACACTGATAACATCGAAACCAGTAACGGCGATGAAAACATCCTTCGTACTTACCAGGCCGAGTGGGCTTATCAGATGGGCTTGAAAGGCTTTACCTGGGATACAGCAAATGGCGGTAAGTCTCCGACTGATGCTGCTCTGGGTACTGCTGCCAACTGGGATCGGGTTTCTACTTCCGATAAAGACTTGGCCGGGGTATTGGTCACAACCCTCTAATCCTGTGGATTAGTTAAAAATAGATAGGGGGGCTTAGGTCCCCCTATTTGGAGATCATTATGG